CAAATAAGTATTTTTATTATTTTGCATTTTGCTATGAGCACAGAAAATCCCGATCAAGCTAATGCTTATCGGTTGTTTCTATTACAATCTTAATTTAAGTTAACTTATTAAACCTCCCCTTCCCCATGATTTGGTCTTTCATCGCTTGATAACGTTTACCTTTGGCGGTCTGGGCAAACTTCATCCACTCCAGTTGCTCAACTTTTTTCTTAGCTGCTACGACAGCCTCACGCGCCTTAGCCTTAAGTTGGTTGATCATCTTGCGCATAATTGCTAAAGTTGTTTCGATCTTTGACTTACTCCATATCTTTGAAAAAAACCGCTTCGGATTCTTCTTTGTTTTAGCAATCTTCACTGAAAGTGCGAACTCTTCCTCGTAATTCTTTTGTCGATTACGGAACATTGGTAAATAATTTACATTATCGATTAATTCCATGGCGTCGCCTAGTAACTTACTCATGATTTTAATTCGGCGTTGCCAAAAAACATCAACTTGTTCAGTTTGCATCTATTTTCCATATCTTTCCCTGTGAGTTTATTTAATTAATATTCTGGAGCAAAACAAAAAAGCCCCAATTAAGTGGTTGTCTAGGCCACTTAAATGAGACTTTAGTGCTGTTTCAAATTGTAATGTTCTAATTATAGCAAATCGCTTGAGTTTTGTCAATTCTCGCATTGCCAGACTATAGGCGATTACGATTAAAGCATGAAAACTATCTTAAATCGCATCGCTGTCTGGTTGCCCAAACCAATTGACGAGTTAACAGTTAATATTACACCAGCTGGTCTTATTTACTATAAAGATGATATTGTGAAGACTTCTGATCGTATAACATATCGTTACGCTAAAAACTTCTCAGTTGAAAAAGACCAAAGCTTACTTAAGTTTTGCTTATTCTTCACAACTTTTTCCGACGATAAGGAAGCTGCTGAATTCACACTCAATCTAATCGCTAGCACACTAACCTATGATTATGTCAGCAATTTTCTAACGAATAATATCGCCGGTGAATTTAAATACTTAAAACACTACTTTACGGAGGATAAATAATGCCATTGCCAAATCCCAACTTAGAGTTTGTGCCACTCGATAAGCTCACAGCTGCTCAACTTAATCAGCTTGTCGCTAATATCATCGCCCTCGCTGACGGCACTGGACTTAACGACAAAAGCGTTAGTGCTAGTAAATTAGCAGATAAGTCAGTTGAACCAAAACATCTCACTCGGCCATATCCACCAATTATCACGCTTGGTCGCAGTGATTTAGCCAATGTTGTAATTGGCGCTAATTATGTAACGGCGGCGCCTATTCCTTGGTTAGCAATTGGTCCTAATGAACATTTTGAACTAATTGACGGCTCTAAGCTGAAACTTAAAACCGATTGCTCAAAGGTCAAGATATCGTTAGCGGTTAATACTGATGTTCCCGAAGGCAATGCTTTGCAAGCACGATTTTCTATTGTTGACCCAACTAAACCAGCTGGAAGCCAAGTATTACAGACTATTGTGGCCGATACTGGCAAAACCGGTGGAATGTGCAGTCTCATAATTCCAACAGCCTGTGTCGATGTCAAAAAAGGCTACTATATCGAAGCTAGTCTAGCTGGAACATTCGGCGGAACATACGCTATTCGGCCAGCTCGTAGCTTCTTAACTTGCGAGATTGTTAGATAACGCTAGGCTGCTAATTTATTATCATAATCATTTTGTTTTATTATTTGCTTATGTTATAATTCTAAATAGATTATTTGCGCGACACCTTTTAGGATGTCGTTTTTTAAATGATCTATCACCACAACTTGATTGTGCTTACCATATGAATAAGAAAGGAGTTTTTATGATGAACTTTCCTATCAAAAAGCTCATAATCAAGCTTATTTGTATCAATATTCGAATCAATAAGTAGAAAAAGGGCGATTATTTCGCCCTTTTTCAATTGACCATGGCTGTGATCAATCGCACAGCTCTCGCTCATTATTAATAAAGTTCCAATCCTTATCTAGCTTCACTCTCCATCTAACGGAATATTCATTTCCATCGCTATCTGTTGCTGATGAAACACCAAAAGGTGAATCTCCATTAAGCCCGATGAAAATAACTTTTCCACTGGTAGTAACTTCAACTCCATCGTAATCAAATGTGTATTTTTGACCATCGTTTCTTATTAACTTATACATAAGCTAATTACATCAAAAATACCACATTAAGTCAACGACAATCATTACTTATTTTTGCCGGACTTATAAATCCCGAACATAGTCAAAACAAACGCTCCAGCTGTCGCGCAAGCTGATGATAACGCCTGAATTTGCTGTAAACTGCCAAAATTAAATGCTACGGCGATGTTCGGTAAGATTAAGCCGACTCCGATTAATAAGTCACCAATAATATACACAGCTAGTTTCACTCGCTTGTCGATTCCACCGACCAATTTCTTGACTTCGTCATACTCAGTCACATCATTAGCTAGCTGATTATGTTGAATAGTAGTTTCATTTAATTTATTGATGGCATTGTCGTCGTATTTCATAACGTTCTCCTTTTTTTCTTGCTTGTTGACATCGTTAGACGGCTCATCACCCGTCTTTTGACTTTCCGCCACTTGTGGGGCTTTTGGTAGCGTCTGATGGGTATCTACAGAGGTGGTATTTTCAGGCTTTTTGGGCGTTTCTGGAACTGGCTGAGGCTCTGGGATAGGTGCGGGAGCTGGCTCAACTGGCTCTGGTGCTGGTTGTGGTGTTAAATCTGGTAAGTCGTGCAAGTCTTTATCTTCGAATACTTGCCGACTCATGTATTTATTGCTACGGGCTGTCACAAACCAAACAGTATCGCCATCAATAGCTTGGCCGTTTGTGATATAGCCTTTCATCGCTACTTTAAATCCCGCAGGAATTGTCTGGAAAATACCCGCGCTAGTATTAGCTTCATCGCGTGCGTTAGCTTTGACTGCCAGCACACGCTCATTGCCAGCCACAACTGGAGTAGGTGACGTGTAGCCAATGATTTTTTCTGGGCGTGGGCGTAACCAACCAATGCATGGCATACCGGCATAAACATAACCGCGCTTCGCTTGATAGGCTGGGGTAGTATTAGTGAAGCCATCTTGCTCGATTACATTCACACCAGTCGTGTCAGCGCTCTCAACTACCGCAATGTGGCCATAGGGGTTTGCCTGACTTGCTCCCCAAACAACGATATCGCCCCGTTGGGGGATTAAATTAGAGTTATTTAAATCGTTAGCTATTTTGATAAAAAACTCATCGTTTGCGTTATTAAACGCATTTTTAGCATCAGCAGGCCGTATGGTGTTCTGCCAATTACCGAATAGGTGAATACAATAGTCGTCAGCCACATCTTTACACTGATAACCATACGCGCCGTCAGGGTTCATACCTCGGCCAATTGCATTTTTGAACCATTCGTCAATTTTACTATTCATTAAATTTTCCCAACTTTCTAATTATTAAAACAATCAAGATAATCATTAACACTAAGCAATATAAACCAAGCCTCAACTTGATGATAGCGCCCCAAAATAAAGCGCAAAATAATAGTAGTCCCAGCCAGACAAATAATTTTAAATAGTCGACATTTTTCACTTTAAGACCCCTTTCATGATCGCACCGATAATTGCCACGCCAACGGCCGCCCCACCCCATTTTAAAATGGCTTTAATGGCCTCAATTTCATTCGTATTTTTAGCAATATCTTTTTCAGCGGCCACCAAGCGCTCGGATTGATCATGTTGATTTTCCAGTAATTGATCAACTTTGCCGTCAATTTTATCTAACTGACTCCGAATCGGGTTTAGTGTTGCTTCGAAAACTGTTTTTGATATTGGCTCGCTCATATTATTTAAATCATGAGCGCTAGTAGTCTGGCGAGGCTAGACTGGCAATGCACTAAAAACCATTTTCGCTTCAATGTTTAATTCTGGCAGAGGTCGGTTAGAATTAGATCCACCGTACACAAAAACATAAATTTCTAACAAGTATTGGCTTATGTCAACTCTTCGTAAATAAGCATAAAGATCTACGTCACCTATTTCTTCACCAGTTGTATATATCATGCTTAAATTACCAACTAGCCAATCGTTCATTAAGTTATGCCTAACAATCATATCGCTGATATAATACCCTTGCGGAACAATAATAGATGGCGATCTAAATACTTGTTGGCTATAAACAACCTGCGAGGGGATTCGTATACTAGCCGTAGCTTTATGTACTTGAAAGCTCGCATCATAATCCGAGTTTTTCATAAACCGATTAACTTTCATAACTATCTCCAAATAGAAAATAATAAATTGGCTTTTTGGCGAGCTGATCACGATTAATAATCCTGACGGATGTTTCACTGATAATCACATCTAATGAACCTTGCCCATCATCACCGCTAAAAACCCAAAAAATAGGGATATAGCCCAAATTATGAACAATCGTTCCACCTGCTGACGGTAATGTCCCCGATTCGATTAACTTATTATACTTATTATCAGAATTAAACTTAAAATTTCCTTTTGTATCAAAAACACTCACATCTCCGTTGTAATCTGGAGGAACTAAGCAAATTATCTTCACGCACATCCAGACATTAGTTGGCGGATCTATGTTATTAATGCCGATAAGGTGGATTTGACGTTCGTCGGCATAACATTCTAGGGCTATTTCTGGCATATTACCAAAACGCATTTTTGAATAAACTTCTAAATCATTTGACCAGTTAAAATTAATATCGTCCGACCAGATACCTCTCATTAACGGAACGAAAGGTAATCCGTGATTAAAATGCAACTCTCGATCATCCCATCTATCACCTCGCATTAAAAACTTCTTCTCAAACACCTTTGCGACATACACCTCGGGATGGTCGCTGTTGTATATAAAGCGCTTGACTTTATTAGCCATTGTTTAGTTCCTCGATTACATCCACGCCAGGATCGCTGATCGCCTCGATAATGTGTCCATCTTTTGGATGGGCACCAATTAACACTCGACGAGTGCCATCGGCCTCGCTATAGATAAACCCCTGTGAATTAATTCGCGTTAACACTTTGCCTTCCTTGCGAATCACCATCTCGCCGGTATTTTGATTTAACTCAATATTGCCATTCAAGGTTGATATGACTTTATTACCTTGAAACTCAACATTTCTTTCAATTTTCATCCTAGTACATCCTCTCCGTCAAGCAGTGACTTGTCCAAAATAAAGCTCGTCACTACTGTATGTTTTTTAGCCTTAATTTTCATAGTCATTATGTCTTCAGCACCAACCGACAACTCAATTGCTGTAATGAGATAATCGCCCATATTGTTATAATCAATTGAGATCACGTCGTGTAGTTGCAAAGCTGGATTTGGTTTAATCTCTAGCTCTACCTTTGGCGAATACTCACTGTATTTTTTTAACACATCCACAGCTAATAAATCGCAGTTACGATAACTGCCAAAATAATCATTATCGTCAATTACTAGCGGTAAATCACCATACTTGGTGATTGAATCGGGATTTTTTGCTTCATACTCAATCGTATCCACGACCTTAGCCGGCTCACCCCACAATTCAATATTAGTAACGCTAATTGGTGCGCTATTCTGATTAGTAATCGTCAGTTTATAGGAATCTTGCAAGACCTCGCCTGCTAGCAATACTCCACCAGTTACCACTTGTTTGTTTCTAAACTGAGCCACTAACCTGGATTGCCCAGCGTTACCATTTAGCATGATGTTTTTCATGGTATAGACTGGATCATCTAGTTTGAGCCAAGCTACTTTCTTACTATTCGGTCTAACTAGCCATTCTTCGTTGTCTAAACTACTGTTCTCCATCGAAAACACCACCTGATTGTCCTGCACTTTTCGCACCTCAGACTTAATACTGACCCGATTGATGATACCATCAGTTTGAGAATTATTCAGCTCAATAATATTGCCAGCGTGTAGTCGCATGACTGGTTGCTTGTCCAGCACGCCAGAGCGTGTCACAAATCTGACTATCCCTTGCTCGTCTAGCCACAACGCTCCGTTCTCAGCTTGCACCAGCTTACGCAAGATATTGCCAGTGTTATCACCTTTCTTAAACATCACAAATGGTATTAGATTCTGCCCACGCTCCAACTTATACTGGTGGCTGGTCATGCCGTATTGTTGCAAAATAATAGCTATGACTTGATCGGTTGTTACATTGCGCAACTTAATCGACGATCGCAAATCCGCTTCAGCAATTTCACTTAAAAAGTCCAACGCTGTCCAGCTAGCCGTCCCTTTTTCGTCGTAATGTGGCAATTTTTGTAATAATCCTACAAATAATGGCACTGTCTCGGCTGTCTGTACACCAGCATAAAGCCTAAGCGGTCGTTTTGGCAAAATATATTCAGCAATTGGCGATTTTCCGCCACCATTATCGATCGGACTAAAACTGAAATATCCATCATAATTATTAAGCGTCACATCCGCTATGCTCGCTTGAACGTTATACGGGAACTCCACGCTACGTTCAACTCGAAAATCAACCACTCGTCCACTCATATCTTGGTAATCATAAGCATCCCAGACTTGCGTCGGGTTATTTTCAGGAGTTGCCAGTAGATCGTCACCATCAAGCGTCGATTTATCTAAGCAGAACCAATTGATCGTCTCAGTGCGTAGCTTTGTCCACGAAACCTTAACCTGCGACGCTACACCAACGACTCCACTACTTAAAATCTGATGGAACTTGTCGCTAACAATTTGCATCACATCGCCCCTGTTTCGGTCATAGTCAGTTCGACGCCTTCAGTCAATCCATCATTACGAATAATTTTTCGTTCAGACAGCTCTAATACCACCGGCATTTCATTAATTCCTAGCTTAGCAATTGTCAGTTTCGGATAATGTCCAGTTTGATATTGCCGATCAAAAAACGCTCGCAGTTGCTGATATTGACTGTTGGTCATGTAAGCCCAGCGATGTTTAATCACCTGCTTCTTATAATTATAATAAGTGCTAATATTACCATCTTTGGTCACAACCGTCTTTTTACCGATGCGATCAGTTTGCGTAATTGGCACTTCAAGCAAATCATACTCGATGCTATCTGTTGCATCGGTTAGTTTTAATTGATACCCATCATTAAACATTTAACATCCTCTGTTTTTTAATCACTTCGTATTGATTGAAAATCTGCTCGGCTACTTTGCGTTGCTCAGCTTGACTGGTTGCGAAAACGCCCTGAATATTGATCGTGATATTATCACCACTGGTATTACTACGATTATTAAGCTTCTCAATCAAGCTAGCCATTTTGCTTTCTGGCACTACCCACTCATCTTGGCCACCGTCGCCAGCATAAATGACCGAGCCACCACCTTGCGGTGTGACAATACCGCCAGTTGCCATTCGTGGAATCCGCGGAATCTGAAGTTTGTTCATTTGCTGGATATTAACGCCAGGTATTTTATTAATGATCCCGATCGCGCCGTTAAGCAACCCAATGAAGAAATTAACCGTCTTTTCAAACATATCAAACATGCTGTTGATTACTGAAATAATTGCGTTAGAAATAGCAACGCCGATTGACAAACCTCCATCCTTAAATAAGCCTATTAGCCTCTGCCATAATCTACTAAGCAGGTCAACGAATGTCTTAAATAGCACCGCGCCAACCATCGGCACGGCTGTTACCAGCGCCATAAACAACTTAACACCTGCCGTCAGCAATTGTGCGATAGTGTTTGGGTTGAGCAAGAACTCAATAATATTAGCGATAATCTCTGGCAGCGCCTCAGTTAGAGCATTGAGTAATATCGGGAACGCATCAATCAACGCCATAAGCAATGTCACGCCAGCATTAAGTAGCATCGTCAGCGTTGCCGGTTCGGATAATTTCGTGATGATTAGTAGGATTAAATCAATAAGTGCTCGAATCATCATTGGTGTGAGTATGACAACCGCATTAACAAGCTGTGGTAACGCTGTAGTTAACGCATTGAGAATTGTTTGTATTAACTGTGGCAAAATCGCCGCAACTTGCGTTGTTAGTCCAATAGCTGCTTGTAGTAGTGGCGGAAATAGCTCTTGGAATAACTTTGGAATCTCAGTAATTATAAGTGGCGCCAATTCACTAACTAACTTAACAATACCAGACAATGCCTGTTTAATGACAGGTAATAGATTTTTAGCGACATTACCAGCCGATTTAACCAGCGCATCAAGTGATTTATCAATGTCCTTCCCGCCAGCCATTGAGGTCATTAAGTTTTTCCAAGCAGCTTTAGTTGAATTTAAGCTACCACTAATAGTTTCGCTTGCCTCTTTAGCGGTCGTGCCAGTAATGCCCATTTGGGTTTGAATCACATGAATGGCTTTAGTGATATCACCGAAATTACTGATATTATATTTAATACCAGATATTTTTTGAGCATCTTTAAGCAATCGCTCCATTTCTTCTTTAGTACCACCATAACCAAGCTTAAGGTTGTCGAGCATAGTGTAGTTTTGCTTGGCGAATCCTTGATAAGCGAACTGAATCGATTCCATACTAGTACCCATTTTGTTAGCGTTATCGGCCATGTCGATAATCGCCTGATTAGCATATTCAGCCGCTTTTTTAGTATCACCGCCTAAACCAGCTAATAAACTAGCTGAGAAGCTAGTGGCAGTCTCCATGTATTGATTGGCAGATAACCCAGCTGTCTTGTATGCCTGGTTAGCATACTGCATCATCTGGTTAGACGATGATTTAAATAGCGTTTCAATACCACCACTCAATTGCTCGAAGTCCGCATAGCTTTTGACTGCCGCTACGCCTATGTCACCAAGTGCTTTAATGGCTATGCCAGTACCAACCAAAAACGCCTTACCGATCGCCGCTGCACTGCGTCCAGCCTTGCCAACAAAACCATCAACATGACGCTCTGCTACGCTCAGACCCTTTTTCAGAGCCTCAACTTCAACATCAATAATATATTGGATTTTGCCGACTTCAGCCATTTATTTACTCCACTTTAGCGGCATCACGAAAAGGACGGATGCCTGCCTGAAACGCCTTATTTCCGTCTTTACTAGCCATAGCACTGCCTGTCGCAATGAAGTTAGCGCGCGATATTTCAGCCACTTTGTTATACCAGACTTTACGCGCGCCCTCTAACAAGACATGCATCTCTTCTAGTTTAATTTTGTTCTCGCGTACATCACGTACCGCCTGCCAACCGTAGTAATAGCCGAATTCGCTCAACAGATAAACCTCTTGCGAGATACGCATTTCGCTACTACGTTGTTTTTGACTACGCTCAAAGCGCTTGAGAGCTTTTTCTTTGTCCTCTGGTGTCATTAAATCCAAGATATTCGGCATTATTGATCACTCCCAAAAGCTCGCTCAAATAAGCGACGCACACCCTCCACGCCCAACGTTTCAACCAAAGTTTGCGTATCTTTTTGTGCTTTGGTACCATCATCAATAGCTCGAGCATAGCACTTTAATAATTCTTGATTAACCATTTCTAACTCATTGAATTTATCACTTAACTCATCGATTAAACTAATTTTTTGAGCATTATCTAATTGACTCTCATTTTGAGCGCGCTCTTGTAAATCAACCATCGTTGTGTTGAGTTGCAATAACTTTCGTGTCGCTCGTTGAATATCCAGCTGATCACCAGCCCCTAAACTTCGCAGTGTATAGACTTTACCGTCAATACGCACCGCTTGAGTACGCTGACTCGGTGCCAGTTCACTTAAACTAATAATCATTTCATTGGTTTTAGTCGGTTGTTTCGACATTGGAGCCTCCTTGGCATTGATCTAATATTGTTTACAACTGTAACCGCCTGTAGTCTGGCGTTTTAAGACCTTGCGTTTTTCGTAATTTTATGCTATGCTTTAGATATGAAATTCCACGCCCCAAGCTTTTTTATCGGTGCAATATTTGGCAGTAAAAAGCGTAAACAAACTGCCGTAGTGTTAGTCTTAGCTTATATGTTTGGCGCGATGGTTTATTTACTGTATGTCTTTGCTTATGGCTTGTTTTATGCTTTACCAGTTTTTCTCTACAGCTGGTTAAAAGCTCGGCGTGAAGTGATTGCCGATTATAAAGCAAAAGCCAGTTCAGCTAAATAAAACACTCCAGGATATATGGAGTGTTTTTAGTTCTAGCGTGTAGTGTACTTAAGGTGTAACTTCAACCGTTTTCTGATTCTCATAATCCCAGCGAGACGGTTTTTCAAGATCACCCGTACCAACTCGCATATAACCGCGAGCAGTTGGTTGCATTTGAATAGTGGTTTCGATTTGTAGTGGCTCGTCAGTTGATAGAGTTGGGTCGAATTTCATCGGCACGATTGCTGAAAAGATGTGAATATCGTTATCGTCGGTTTTTTCTCCTTGTCGATGGATATTAACTGTTAACGGCACAGTATTTACTACGCTACCATTACCAAATATCACATTTCCAGTTTTCTGCTTAGCATTAGTTGGAGCATTATAAGCACTCGCCCATAATGCTTTCAAAGCATCCATGCTTGGTAAAAATATTGTCAATGTGAGTTCTGCGGTTTCAGCCTTACCGCTTGGCTGTTTGCGTACACCAGCTTGAGTTTTCGCCTCAAGCGTGCCATCGGCGTAACTTGGTTTGATGTCGCCCAATAACGAAGCTGGAATCAGTGCTTTGCCAATTGCCACTTCCCATTTACCAGCAACTAATACTCCTGTATCTTCCATTTCTTTCTCCTTTTTAATAATTTATTATTCCATTAAGTGAATAAATCACTCGTCCTTGGTTGTCGAGACCAAGATTAGATATTGTTGATGGTGGCATCACTACCACAAACTGATATTCTTGACCGCCTTCAACAGCCGGCAACTCATTAATATCGTTATAAGCTGATCTCAAATGCTGAGCTACAGCCTCTAGCTTTTTAAAGCTTTCCAGATCATCATCACCGACACTGTATAACTCATAGCGTTGTCGGCGTCGACGATTCTTTTCAATACTATCGCCTAAGTTGACAATATACATTCCAGACTTGCCAACCGCTATCTTTTGCCAAAACAAATCGGTGCCGATTGTACCGAATCCCTTGTTTTCAAGGTATTTGAGTAATGATAATGTTATCATCTTAGAAACCTCTTCACTCCACCCTCTTTAGCTACACTCTGACCAGCTCGTTCAAGATAGCGCAATGTGTGGGGATTTTTCTTGTTTTCGAAGTGGCGTCGTCTAGCATAACGCACTCGCTCGCCACCAAATTCCACAACCACCACATCTTTGTTGCGACGCCCTGATCGACCGCTGTCTCGAAGCTCCCCGCTCAGTTTCGGTGCAAACATTCGTGCTCGTTGCAGAATCAGATTACCCGTTGCATCGACCGCATTGATGAGATTTTGTTCGGCTACTTTGGCATAAGCCGGCATTCGACTAATTTTGTTGACTCTAGCCGTTAGCATAAGCTGTCCTTGTTAACACTAACTTGTAATGTTCAATCTCACCAGTTTGATAGTCTTTACCAACATCATAACCAGATATTTCATAACTAATACCACCAATCTCAACGCCATAGTCTAACAGATTATCTTTGGCATCTGCCGTTCGCATGTACAGTATAGAGTTTAGTTCAAATTCCTCGCCGTAACCATTGCGTCGCTTACCAGTCCGCTCAATAAACACTCCAGTTTTTGCTTCGCGCTTGGTAATTTTTCGCCTGCCGGGTTGATTACTGCTCAGTGTCAGTAGATCGTATTTAATCAGTTTCAAGTGATCAAAGATCATAAATCGTCCTTCCGCACCTGATACTACCCGTCCGTCCGATGTCTGACTTACCATATTTAGCAATTACTGCACTAAACCTAGCTATAAACTCAGCACGCGCATCGCTTCCTTCGCGGAATGTGATATGAAATCCTTCAACGCTTTTACTAGACACGCCTGTCTCCGACTGTCTCTCAAACAGCCCGATTAGGCCGGCTAACATCTGTTTAATTTGAATTGGCGTCTCAGCCTCATACTTATTAAGATTACCTCCTAATAAATCATTTAACTCCGCATTGGACGCTTCAGTTAATAACTCAATATTGTCTTTTTCAAATTGCGAAAGAGAGCGTCCGATGAACGCTGCGATTTCTTGTTCAGTGAGTCTAATCATCTTCTGCTCTCTTTCTCTTTTTTGAATTACTATTGAGCTTTCTTAATGGCTACAGCCGATTTGATTTGTGCTAAACCACCACCAGCGTAGATTTCTTGTAGGTACTCGACTTTGTTAGCCTGCAATGCAAAGTTTTGGAATTGCTCGACAGTTTCGTCACCGACCATTTCATACGCTTCGCCGACATACAGCACTACGTCGATCTCGTCATCTTTCATCCAACTTGGAGTGATGATTTCTTTAATTTCGTACGCTTCAGCCATATTTGAGCCCAGCGATAACACCAAATTACCACCAGTTGTCTCATTGAGTCGCAATTCGGCTTTCTTCTTGCGGCTCATGACTGCGTAGATATCACCTTCCATCTCAATCTCTGCCACAGCGTTAACCATTGACACATACAATTTTTCACCAGTTTTTGGCTCATACAAACTTGCAAATGGCTTTGCATTATCTTTAGCATCAGCCTTGATCGAGATAAAGCTCTTGATCACTTCATCACCTGTACGACCATCGCCAAGAATAATCGCTCGTTCAATCTCAGTAATGACACGTTTAGTCAAGGTGCTGACGACATATTTGACTAAGGCGCCAGTATCCTGATTTTCGCGAATATCTTCTTTGTTAATCGGCAAGTATGCGTAGATATATTGACCACGCAACACACGATCGAGTAAGGTAATGTCAATTTCGGTCTTGTTCGTACCTTTTTTGTGACCGCGAGCCCGACCACCATCAGCTCCTGCGACAGTATCAGCGCTAATGCGACGTACAGTTAAGCCGGTTTTGTTAACCGAGTTCCAAATTCGACTATTCTTATTTAAGCCGTCAGTAATAGCTGTAACCAATGCTCCAGGCAATAACACATCTGGATTGGTAACGCCTTTGCTTTTAACGACTTCTGACCACGCTTTCTGGACTTCCGCCGCAGTTTTGCCAGCGTTATCGATTAAGACGTTAGCGAAATCAACCAGCGCTTGTTTAGTTTTAAGATAGCCATTAGTTGCTACTTGTTTTACTTGATTTGGTACAGCCTTTTGAATATTTTCAGCTGCAATTTGATTTTCAACTGTTCCCATTGTTTCTCCTTCTCGGGTAATTGGGCTTTCGCCCTCGTTAATATTAGCTTCAGGTTGTTTATTTGTCGCCTCACCTGCTGGCGCATTTTCTATTGGAGTTTCAGGTTGTTCATTCTGAACTTGGTTATTCTGAACTTCCTCCTGACTCTCCGCTGCACTACCGAAGCTATCGGTTGATGCTGATTTCTCTTTGTTCATGCCTTCTCCTTTCAGAGACTTAACTGCGAGTAATCTCGCTTCTTTATTGCTGCCACGAAACACTAAACTTACCTCAATAATTTCAGCATTTGAGATAGTTTCAGTTTCGAAGTTATAGTCATAATCAGCCATTGTGATACTGAAAGCGTTGGATAAATGACCTTCCTCGAGCAACACTAACATCTCCTGCGCAATTTCGCGCTTTGAAATGCCGCACTCGAAGATCAACTCACCGTTTTCATGATAAGCGCTTCTGACCGAGCCAATGACATCACGCACATCAAGTGAATGATTAAGCATCAGCGGAATATCAATGATTTCTGATACCCCTTCGGCTGGGATTGTGCCTACAATGATTTCGCCACCAGCTTTCAATGGTAACCGCAAGCTATCAACTCGCACTTCCTCGTTATGACGATCTTTGTTAATACTCGTAGCAACAAATCTGATGCGGCGCTCCCCATTGTCGCCAGTCTCGATAGTCGAAACCTTGGACTTAATGGATAGTACTGCTTTCTTGATTTCTTTTGCCATAGTCTCAATATAATCACCTGTAGTCTGGCAACACAAAAAATATCGCCACCGTTACCAATAGCGATATTATGTAGTTAGTTAAGATTTATGTTAATAATCACGCCAGCCTTTATGACCGTGGCATGGATTAGCTTTGCCTCGAGCTGACGGGTTGCCAGTGACTAGTGTCCCATCCTTGCAATAACCCGTTACAACATTTGTAACGCCACTGTTAGGTGATTTACTATTAGTCGCTGAGTTTCCGCCTGATCCACTCGCTGAATTGCCAGTCGTTGGTGTGGTGGCTGATTCTGGTGCCACATAAGTTCCAACTGCGACCTTCTCCGTTACTGGTTGCTTGGTAACAGTTCCAGATTTGACTTCACGCGATAACTCAGTTCCGTTTTTGCGACGCACTTCATAGATAATTGTTTTTTCACCGTTCACACCTTTAACTAGCGTCTTTTCCTGACCTTTTGGTAGGCTGGCGTCATTAACACGCTCGGTTGCATAACCAATATCTTGCTTGACCTCATCACTGCTAGTGGTCACGCCAAGATTATTAACTATAACTACAATGATTGCTAAGACTAGGAAACCGGCTGCAAAGATTACTGACAATTTCACTAAATCTTTAATAGTTAATGATTTCTTGTTATTCATATCATCACCTTTCTTATTTTAAGCGTCGCCACAAAAAACGACACCGCAAGGTGTCCATTCCATATCACAACCAAGGCGATGCCCTTTTTGCTTATGCGGTGCCGTTTAATGACATCGCAAATCAGCTAAAAAGCTTCGGCGTGATTCTGATATAAAAATGGACATCTTCATCATATCACTTTTTAGCCAAAAGTAAAACCACACAGCTACCCCCCCGCTTTCCATCGGCAGACTTATTGAGCTAAGCTCGCACTGCTCGCGTGGGGACTGTGTGGTGATACATTTTTACTATATTACACTTAAGCTTGTTTGTCAATATCAATTAGCTCAAACAGCCCTCGTTCATCAACCGCCCACAACTTTTGTAATTGATTATCTGGATTGCGTTTGTTATATTCTCTAATTTGATACAAAAACTTATCTTTTAATTTAATACCCGAATGAAGCATGAAGTTCCGCTTTCCTTGCTTAGCTGCGTCACGGATATATTTAGCAACTGTTTTGTATTTTGGATTTTTGACCTCAAGCGCTTTTAGCTCTATCTCGACACCTTTGTCGTGCCAGATGAAATCATTAGTCGGTTGTGGCAATATTCCATTTTCAACATCACCCACATCATTAGGAATTCGCTCAATCGTCTGTCCTAGCCGCACAAAATCCTCGATAAACTTTTGCTCATTGGCGTCAATGCGGTCGTGCTTAGCAGCGCTCGGAATAAACTTACCCGCTTGTTTGACTTCGTCATAGCTCAGCACTGGCTCAAATTTCTCTTTTGGTGGGATTTTCTCGACAATGAACCGCTCTTTACAGCTACAGTTTGGGTGCAAACTAGCGGTATCAATATCCATGTAGTTATTGACAAACAGCTCTTCATCTTGCTTGCTTTTACTGATTGCCGCTCCAACTTTAAGATAACTCTGCGTGACATTAACCCGCTTACCATTCATTTTTTGACACCATGGGCAAGGTTCGTCACTCACCGTGTACCACTCTTTAGTAATCCGGATTTTAGCGCCGTTTTGTACTTGCACCATCGCGTCAACACCTGCAATGCCACGTGCTCGATGGACTTCGGTACGAGCAAAACGCTGAATCCGCCAGCGATCAGTATTGACCAACTCACGCATCGCCTCTTTAAGCGTTTCTTTATCCCAGTCATTCTTTTTAGCAATCTCGACCAAACGCTTGATCGATTGGTCAGTCCCCTGGTTAAATTCTTTCAGCGCTTCAATAGCGTGTTTATGGTATTGTCGCTTGAGCTTATCGCTAATAATATAGCCAGCCAGCTTTGCTACATCGATTCCTGCACTAATTAGTAAACTCACACCTACCGCAAATTGACTAACGCCATAAGTTAGCAATAAGCCCATTAAAATAGCTTCTAATTGCTCACTTAGTGTTTCATCGGGTTTATTTGATGCTTTTTGTGAGGTAAGTGCTCGTTCAACTTTGTTATTTATTAGTTTTTCTAAAATTTGCTCAATTTGTCGTTCTTCGATTGAGTTAGTGCTTTTTATTTTGGTATCGACTTTTAAACAGTGTCCTCCGTGCGCTTGTCGTTTCTGACATGTTGCACAATTACATAACTGGATTGGCTGATTCACCTTTTTTAGCGATTGAGCATCTGGAGCTGACGACACTTCGCCGCCACTATCGACTTCTGGCTTGTCGTTGACTATTACTGGCTTATTACTGCCTATTTTTAATAACTTATAATTGTTGCTCAGTTCCAGAGCGTCAACTGCGCTATCAAGTGAATAACCAGCGTCTATCAGCTTGATAATCATCTCAACCTCGAGATTTTTCTTTTCGGCAGACATTTTCTCTTCTTCAGCCACACCTGGAATATCTAAATCAAAAGTAATTGCATAACCTAACCCGCCAGTAATCCGATTGAGTTCGTGTGTAAATCGCGTCCAGATTTTTAGCGCCAACGGTTTGATAGTATATTTAACGAAAATCTGTTCATCAACACGCACAGAGGCATAAGTGTTATTATCATTAACGCCACGAATCGAAGCCGGCACGCCATAAATCGAGTCTATTTTTTTGTTAGCCTGCTGAAACAATTCCTTAAGATCTAAGTCTTTATTGCTTTGCGCAAATGGGATCCATTGAATCTGAGCGTCAACCGCTTTACCAGTCGCCGTATCGATTGGCCGATGTGTATATACTACGTTATTGTTGCGACCAGCGCCGCGATGAGCTAATTCGAGCGTGTCGACAATCTTATTAAACTCTTCAGCATTAACAGCTGTAATGATAAACTGCCCGGCCGGCACTGCTCCATTTTCAAATAATCCCGCTTCATAAGCAGCAATGTAGTCGTCTAAGCATGCCCACTTCTGCGCCGCATTGCTCGGGCTGTATCCACTGTCAAGATCGTATGGATCAAGTCCACTGTAGATCTCCAACACCTCTTTATCGCTATATTCATTTGCGCCCACCTGGTAGCTTTTCTTGCCACCAACTATACGCTCTGACACACCCTCGAGAAATGTGAATCCTGCGATATTATTTGGTGTGATATAACCTCCAGGTTGCGCCTCACCGTTCTCTTCACGCCAAACCAACACATATACTTTACGATGCACCAACGCCATCAGCGCTAACGCCTCACGAAAGTCCATACTACTCATCTGCTGGTTTGGATGATAAAGTTTATTAATAACACGCACATTTTGTAGCGGTTTGCCATTAGCATCAATAGCATGTGGTCTAATAGTCGCAAACTCGTTCACAATCCGTGAAATTGACGGATAAGTATTGTCGTAAGTCAACCCTTTATAAAAAGCATGCACCCTACTTAATCCACGAACGCTTGAATTATGACTAAAACCATCAAAAATCTTGCGCTTGGTTTTTAAATTAAATATTTTTCTCAAGTTTTCAAACATATCATCACCATAACTATCTTTAGTCTGGCGAGGCTAGCTAGACTACCTCACACCACCGTAACTAATAGGCTGAGGTTTGGGTGGTGTATAGAAACACAAAATAGTTGCATCGGCTATATCTGGCGACCGATAGCCACGCTTTTTGTAATCGTCTTTAGATTCAACTGCTCGTCGCCCTCGACTATCCATTTTCCACTCGCGTGTTGATAGTTCTGATAGTAACTCGTCATTATTCAACAATGAAATCTGATCGATAATGTTTGCCAAATAAAACCATGCTTCGCTAATGAGATTTGGGTAACGATCACTGTTGTGAGCTGACGATCCGAAATTGATGGCCATGATGTTATAACCCCGCACCATCATCTGGTCGGTAACACCACCACCAACGCCAGTATCATCGATTTTGATTAACACCTCACGATCATAATCCACAAACGCCTCTAATAAATCACATAACTCAGTTGTACGTTTATGCTGATAACTCGCTTGCTTAATCTCGCATAAACCTTTGCGCATCTTAAAAACTGACCTGTCTTGACCTAAGCGTGCCACATCAACTCCAACCTCTATCGCTCCGTCATCCCCCACTTTGCGCTCCATCGCTGCCAACACCTGAGCCACCGATATAATATTACGCTCAGTTTGACTAACAGCCTTACCAAGATAATCGTGAGCATAATCTTCAGGTGTATTGAGGCGCGATTGTTCAATCTCATACAATATCTCATCAGAGAGCCAGCCATTTTTCTGAGCGATTCGATAATCGGTGAAAATATGCAATACATCTTTACGGGGTATTTTGGGCAAAAAAACCTTAATTACTGGGTCAAAGTCTGTCAAACGGTTCATTGACCAAATAATCTTTGACCCTGGCTTACGAATTGTCGGCACTAAGATGCGGACTGACTTATTAGTGATGGTTTGCGCTTCATCGACCCAGGCTAGATCAACTCCCTCAAGCGATTTGATAGTTGTTTCGATATTACGATCAAGCCCCTTAAAGATGAATACCGATCCAGTAATGGTATTTATAATCCGATCATTCGTCCATTTAAACTCGCTGAAACCATATTTTTCAATTAAATCAATTAACAACTGATATGACGAGTCTCCGATATTATTCTGGAATTGGCGCAAGCAAGCGATGCGTAACTTTTCCTTACGCGCCCGCAAAAGACAATACCGCGCAATTGTGTGTGATTTTAGACTATAACGCCCACCTTCGACCACCGCATGACGCCACCAGTCTTCAAATAGCGGTTTGTATTCAGATGCGATTTCAACTTTACTTTTTACCACTAGCGCCATCAACAAACTCCACAAGCGCTACTGGCGTGATTTTTTCACCATCGGTAGTATGATCGATGGATTCTTTCGGCTTTCCATAAACCTGATCCATCATTTCTTTGAAATCTCGCCATTCACCAGTTAATATGCATAGCGCTAACTTTCGTTCAAACTCAGGTGCTTGAGCGTTATCTCTGACGGCTCTCAGCTCGTCCTTGCTCAATTCCATCATTCGTTCTAGCTTATAACGAGCAGTATCTTCTTTTTTCCAAGCGCCATTGTGTCGTTTATTGCCATTTGGCTGACCAAATTGTCGCTCTCGAGGTGGTCGTTTGTTACCAACCTTATAGTCTCCCTGCTTTGAGGGTGTTTTCTTTGACACTCTTTTAATCTTAATCATAATCCTAATTCCTTCAATATTTTCTCTTTTTGACTTTGCCAATAAGCTGCATTAGCGCGATCGTTAACAGAACGATTCCGACCATGCGCAGGCAATATCTTAATTTTCTTATTACCAAAATCACCAAGCTGATGTACGTTACTAACTGTTATGTCGTACATTTCAGCCAGTCGGTTAATATACTCTAATGTTATATGACGATTTTGTTTCAAGCTCTCCGAAAACGGTCGGAAATTATTACTATAAAACATCCGCTGACGCATAAACCAACGTTCGTATGCGACCAGTCCCAACTTACTTTTTACATATATCGTCTTAGCGTCATAGAACACTAAGATTAAATCGTTGACCTTGCGTATCGATATCGTATCGCAGATTTTTGGCATATTTCTCCTTTTGTTGTTAGGAGAGTGCGTTTTTTAAGCATAAGAAAAAGGCGCTCCTCTCAGAGAGAAGAACGCCCACCTGTTCATGTACTTATTATACCACAAGCACGATAGAATTACCAGACCATAATTATATATCGATGTAGACCTCACAGCGCGGATTATCTTTATCGACACCGCCATACTGAGCATCGATGCAATCAACATATTTAAAACTATCGTCAGCAATCACTTCAGCTCTAACTAGCGCATCCATAATACTATTTACCGCATTGTCTAAATCACGTCTGATTTTATCATCCCAGAAAACAATTAAAGCTATTGAAACTGGCTGTATTGGTTTTTTATAGGCTACCGGTAACTGACTGATTAATTGGATTATCGCTCGCCTCTGCCAGTCTTTAACTGGTTGCTCAGTTATTAAGCGTGGTTGTTTCATTCCACGCCTCCAAACGATTTTCTTCCTGTTCTTTTGAGCTGGCGTATTGCCCAATACAACTAGTTTCATTTCTCCTCCAATAATTCAGGATTTTCATGTATGTTGCCTACAACCTCCATAAATTCATTGACATATAATCCTGGATTAGATTCATATTCTCTGCCCTCTTCGTCTTTTAATTTCACATACCAGTCTATGTAAAATTTACCTTTATCGAACTTAACTCGTTCGAAAATGATTTTTCCATCATGCGCGCGGCGGTCTTTCACAATGTCACCTTCATAAATTTCTATATTGTTTTTATCTTTAACACCTGTATACTGCTCAACCACATATTTTTCCTTAACATTCGGCAAAAACCAATCTTTACCAACAGTATTATCGAAAATCTGTATATATCTTTTTCCTTGCATGTCCCATGCTCTAAACTTTATTTCTCGCATATTTCCTCCTTCACAAATCCACGAGCAATATCACCCATAGCATCAATTTCGGCTTGGGTGAATACAGTTTGCCATTTTTCTGAACCACGCCCAGAACCAATGTGATAGCATCCGTCATCAACATTTTTCGCTAATATCTGCCAATTATTCTCAATGCGAGAACTGACATCTAACTTTAATCGATACCTTTTCTTTGTCACTATTATCTGTCTTTCACAGTGGTTTATGTCGTTCTCTAGCTTTGAAATACGTCTTTCGAAATTATCAAGCCTTTTAGCTAGACTAGCTTGTGCTAGTCTGCCATCTAGTTTAATAGTTTTAATTTCTTGTTTTATTCTTTCTATAGCATCCCGATTAATCATTGATAACATATTTAGTTGACATCTCCTTTCTCTATGTCCACGAAGTTAGTGGTTTAGTTGATATTATTAACCGCATAACTGACTGGCTATACAAGGTTGAACAGACGATAGCAAGGAGTCGCCACCGCGTTCCCAAATGTATCTATCTACGTTTTCGACACATCTGTTCTCGTAGTTCGGGGTCTCCGACCGCTAGTGGCGTGTCATTGCCATCATCTGTCCAGTTGAATAGACAATTGGGTGGACTCGAACCACCGTCGCGTACGTGTTGCAACACGGCTCTACCATCTGATTTACAATCATCTATCCAGTTATGCGGTTGATGTTAATGTTCGCCCAGTTTTTTGACATATGGTAGGTCATTGGTTAATGGTGTTTGCCTATTCAATCGGCTCTAAGTCTTCAATTACTTTTTCAACCTCAGACTTATTGTATTTTTTGCCGTTGATTTCGATAGTCTCTCTTTGAGTGTCTGAATCGGCTGGGTGGTATTCCATATCTTTTAGCTCAGCAACTGTATACCAATTAGCAGCGGCAGCGTAGTCATTTACATAACTCAATAGATAACAGCCGTCTACTGCTGCCAGGATTTTTCTAGTCTCATCACCACTACAGACGAGGTCACCTGCACGGAGAGTGTCTAGTGTCTTTTCTGCTGGCTCAAGCATCTGGTCATTCCAATCCCAGGCATTCTCCTCAACTTCATAGGTGTCTGTTTGTATCTCACTCACTGTGAGCATTGTGCCACCTAATTTTGTCATTTTCTCATGTACATAAATATCATCATAATAAACCCCACCACGAAGGTCTCGACGCACCCTAACTTTATCTCCAACCTTAAATTTTACTACTGACATAACTTTTCCTTATCTTTCTTTAGTTCTAAATATAATCTTTCAATAAAGTTAAAATTGATTTTATCGCCAAGTCCTGCGACTTTTTGATAAATCTCATCTTCGCTAGGTGAATTAGCACAACCTAGATAAACTTTTAGTCCTTCATAGTCGTCATTAACTACTACCGGTGCTGATTGAACGCCTGTTGGGTATTCAGCACTACCTAGAATTGATAAATCGCGTCTGATGTTATATTTCAAAATCTACCTCTTTTTTCTATGTTAGTTAAGACCAAAGAAGCTACATAGCCCTGTTCAATCCACAGCTCAAGTAATGCGAATGCTACTATTAACATCAACGCCACTCCTTCAATATGAATATTGAAAGACAGCTCCACTATTTTAGTTGCTATAATTAAAAACATATTAGTTTAAAATCTCCTTTTCTTTACCCCTATGTCCCGGTTCAAAGTTTACATAATGTCGCCACAAGATATCTTGCCATTTATCATAAACTTCTCGACTTGCGATAAACATATCGCCAGTCTTTGTGTCTATTCGCAAATCACCAGCTGTTGTCATTTGATTGAGCTCAAATATTTCTTCGGGTGATATTTTATTGATATCTACATCGATTTTCATCGGTGTGAACGAGTTTTTAAGCAAGTAGTCTAAGTATGCTATTAGCCTTGGTGTCATTTTTATTCTCCTTTCCCAAGCATTAAATTATGATTAGTCGCAAACTTCTGATATAGAGTTTCACCAGTTTGTGTCACAGCATACGGCAAAAATACCTGTGGAGTTGTGGCCATCTTAGTCTCGATAATCGCTACTTGAGCATCAATCCAGTCTTTCGTGATACGCCAAGCTGTTCGTCTAGCTTGTTCTTCAAGCCGGCGTTGAGACACAACCCGCTGTTTCCTCAAGACCTCAGCGACAGGTCGCCAGTCAGTTGGTAGCGTGAAAGCTAATGATTGACCATCAAGCTCTAATTGAAAGCTAAGAGCTGTGATATTGCCCGTGCTGTCATATTCGCTCATAATGCGTCGAGCGCCAACATAAGCAAGCTTGCCTTGTATTTCACTGATTGTTTTCTCGACCGATATAGACGTTGTATAATTTTTTAGTGCCATAAATAATTCCTTTCTTTAACCCCGACAGGCGGCTCGCAGTGAATTCCGCCTGCTGGGTTGCTATTAGTATGGACTGAAGGGCAAGAGCGGATTTGCGAAGTATTTTGCTAAGGACAAAAATGTCCTAAGCACCCTCAGTCTCAATCTAGTAGCCAAGCCGACCAAATAGCTGTATATCTTTATGGGAGGTCATAACACAACTTTAAAGTCTATCTGATCGGATAAGCTACTAGATTTTAATTTCCTCAAATTCGATGATTTTAATTACACGAATTCGTGTAGTTTATTTTTCTTTATCAATTTTGATTTTCGCATAATAGATTGTCGCTATAATTATGTCTAGCAGCATTAAAATAAGATCAAATACCGCTCTAGCATAGTTATTTTCTGATATGCTTTTAATCGTTAGTAACGACATCACGATTGATAACAGCGTAAACCATGCGAAACCAATATAATTTTTAACCATACTATCCTTCCGCCATTTCTTCCTCAATGTAAACCCCACCGATATCAAAGGCTGAGCGAATTGCGTTGGCTTCGGCACATTTAGCCAGCATCACTCTCGGCATCACCGCCCAATTACCCATGGGATCGCCTTTTTTATATTTACCGTATTGGTCATCTTCTTTATGTTTTTTAGCAAACTCCTCAAAGTAGGCTGTATATTCGCCAACTTTCTGGATTTCGGTCGAGTTGCCGAACCGGCCAAACACCTCGACCGTTGCGCTCACTAATTGATCATCTTTCTCTTCAAATACAGCCTTGCCGGTATACGAGTAGGTTGGGTTTTTAGCCCGACGAGCAAGCGTCCTAAGCCCGTGGATGCTGACGATCGGCTCTAGCTTTTCAAACCAAACACCATTAACTTTTGCTCGCTGATAAACCGGGTAAATCTCTTTTTTGAGCGGGTTTAGATTGTATTGCTGACAAATGAGCAGGAAGTAAGCTAGATCTTCCGGTGGGCGCAACTTGTTCATTTTGTCGACGCCTAGAAGATTGCGATGAATGTTACCGAGCAGGCGTTCTTTATTCTGACCCGACCCCCAATCGCCAATATAGCTAGCAATATTCTTATAATGAGCTTGAACTGGCGTTAGTTCTTTCTTAACCACCTTTTTAACTGGTATTTTTTCAGCTTCCATTATTTTTCTCCTTTCTCAATCGGCGCGAAACACTGAACGCGCACTGGTTTAATTTTTCCACTGCCCAGGTAGAGCATGTCACCCTTACCAAGCAGGCGTTCGCCTCCGGATTCATCCAGAATGATATCCGAGTTTTTGGCAGTTGCCACTCTCAGGCAAGCTTTAACCGGACAGTTAGCTTTGATTATTGGCGCAACGATGTCGGCGCTTGGTCGCTGTGTGGCGATAATCACATTAATATTAGCTGCACGACCTTTTTGCAGAATGCGCGCCAGGTTAGTTTCCAGCTCGTTTCTTGTGTCGTAGGTATACTGTTTTATTTTTGGTTCGCCGTCTTTTTTGTAGCCATCAATCCTGGTTCTGATTTCCTTACCAGTCTGCATTACTAGGTCTGCATACTCGTCGATAATTAGCACTCGGCGCTTAGCATTAGCTCGCTTATTTTTGTAGCGATTATCCATCAACTCCACCAAGTGCCGAATTAGCTCAAGCGATTCGCCGACTTCTGAGACAATATTTTTACCTAAATCCTCAAAGTCCAAGCCTTTCATGTCGATAATGTCGACTTGGCAATTCGTTAAACTCTGGATAATATTGCGCAAGAACACTGATTTACCAGACCCAGTTTGCCCGCCAATCAGCATGTGTGGCATTTTGGCGATGTCGTCATAAATGACGTTGTTCATCGTATCGACGCCAATTGGTATTTGGTGGCTACTGCCTTTACTATCGAAAGTCGGGAATGACTGCTCGTGCGGTACTTCGATTCCAACTGTCTGGGTGCCGTAAATTGGGGCGATAATACGGATTGCTTCCGAGCCGAGTGCCAATGACAGGTCGTCACCCATAGTGGCGATCTTGGACATTTTCACGCCACGATTTGGCCGCAACATGTATGTGTCAACTGTATTGCTCCTGATAACATCCTCAATCTTGCCACCAATCGCAAACTCAGCCAGCTTTGCCATAATGCGCTCGATTTCAGATCCATCATCCTTGGCAATATCTTCGGCAACTGCCGTATTGACTGGCGCGAACTTTTCGCGTCGTTCAGTAGTGTGGATAGTGCGAATACTAATACCTTCCATTTGCGCCACGATGTCCATCGAGCGGTCACCATTGAGCATGTCTGATGGATTTGGAAAATAAACGGCGTTAGGGTTATCTACATAATCACTGACAGATTTCACTACTCGACCCATGATGTCGTTAGCTTCAACTAGGGCGTTACGATCTAACACGTAATCTTTGATTTGTGGTTGACCATCTCGGTTGATTGTCTTTTTGATTTCTTTAAAGACAAACCGACCAACAGACTTTTTATATTTGAATTCGACAAGCTGAGCGTAGAGCCACGCCTGCATGACGTATTTCCAGTTCTCGGTTTCTTCGTCGGAATAGCTAGTGACTGACTTCCAGTCGATTATCTCAAGATAATCGCCATAATCACGAATCAAGTCGATATAGCCTTTCATCGGGACTTTTTTATTAAGAATCGACAAATCACATTCGATCTTGTCTTCGATGGCTAGAATATTGTCATATTCTGGTAGCTCGTTGATGATAACCGTTGATAACTTTTGATATTGCTCGACAATCTTTTCACGACTACCAGTTTTACCGTAATCGATTTCATAGTCGGCGACGTTCTCGATTTCTTGTAAACCAGCTTGAATGGCAATCTCGACTGATTGACCTTTCATGCGCTCTTCAATCATTTTGTGCATAGCTGATCCGACAATCATCGCTGGTGACTTCGGATCGTCATAGACCTTGGCGATGTAACGCTTCTTAAACTGAATTTGGTTATTCAGGAAGCAAACGATAGCCGAGTGAGATAATACAATTCGTTCCATTATAAATTCTCCATTCGCACATCGCGCAACCAATCTTCGCGATTTTCTTTTTCTTCTAGCTCAATCTCACTGACTAGTGTTCTCATCGCATCGACTAGCCTGTCGGCGTTTTGATTTTGGATAACTGCGTTCAAAGCTTCATAGATTGTTTCTTGATTGTACTCGCAAAGCTTCTCTAGTAGCTCGATGCATTTTCGTAAACCCGTCGGTGTCTTTTCTGCTTGCAT